TTAATTAAGAAACGGGGCTCGGTAATACGGGCCCCAACAAATATGGCATTTATGAAAGAAAAATTTAAAGAAATATTTACTGGCTTTAAAACAGCTTATGGTCAGTATCAAAAAGGTGAGCGCGGAGAAAATGGAAAGCAAAAAGGAAAAGCATTCATTGTTAGAAAAGAAGTTGTTGATAAGTTATGGGAAGATCATCTTAATGGTGTTGATCCTGCTCTTGGTATTATTCCTATTAATGAAGATAACAACTGCAAGTGGGGTTGTATTGATGTTGATCAGTATAATCTTAATCATACTGAATTAATAAAAAAGATAAGAGGTTTAAAACTTCCACTCATAGTTTTCAGATCAAAGTCTGGTGGAGCACACATATTTTTATTTACTAAAGAATTTATATCTGCATCGTTGATGCAGTCTACACTTAAAAAGATTTCAGATGCATTAGGATATCAAGGAGTTGAGATATTCCCTAAACAAACTGAAATACTTGTGGAACGTGGGGACACAGGTAATTTTTTAAATTTACCCTACCATAACCAAACAAAAGGACTACGATATGCGTTCGACGATAATGGCACCGCTTTGTCACTTGAGGAATTTTTTAAGCTCTATGATATTTATGCGTGCAGCAGGGAAGAAGTTGAGAAAATTCAAATCAAAGAAGAAAAGGTAGAAGAAGCATTTAAAGATGGGCCTCCATGTTTAAATAGATTAGCTCGCGACGGCTTTGGCGAAGGATCTAGAAACAATGCATTGTTTAATATCGCCATATATTTTAAACAATCAGATCCAGATTTTTGGCAAGATAAAGTCGTTGCAGCTAACTTAAATTACATGAATCCACCATTACCTAATAGTGAAGTTCAACAGTTATTAAAATCAATTGGTAGAAAAGGTTATGATAAATATAGATGTAAACTTCCACCTATTGTAGATGTTTGTAATCCATCTTTATGCAGAACTAAAAAGTTTGGTGTGGGTTTAGATGAAGAGAGTATGCCTGCTTTAAATAATTTAATAAAATATAATTCTAATCCACCACAATACTTTTTAAATGTAGGAGAAGGAGATGAAGAAAAAAGAATAGAATTAAAAACAGAACATTTAGCAAATCCAGTTATGTTCTCTATTGCAATACTTGAAAAAGCAGATCTTGTTATACCAAAATTAAAAGACAAAGATTGGAGAGAATTTTATTTGAAACCATTAATAGATAAAATGCAAACAGTAGAACCTTTAGAATCATTAGATCCAATGAATCAAATAACATCTTTATTACAAGATTGGACTACGAATAGACAGAATGCAAGAACAATGGATGATATATTTAATAAACTTCCATACACAGATGATAAAAGAGAATTTACTTATTTTAGAATGGAAGACTTTTTTAATTTTTGTAAGAAGAATCATTGGGAAATGGATAAGGCAAAGACAGGTAATTTATTAAAACAATTAAAAAATATATTTGTAGAAGAAGTTAGAATGAAGATTAAAGGTCAAGAACCTAGATTAGTTAAGATTAGAACAATGAAGAAGATAGATCCAACAATATCACAAGTCAAATACCATGAAGAACATTTTTAATGATAGGAATAAATTGGTTTTTAAAATACAGATTATTAAAACAAGAATTAGAAAAAGTAAAATTACAAAAACAAATATTAGAAAGGAGGTTAAAGAAATATGAAAACAATAATACTAGGACCACCAGGAACAGGAAAAACTACAACATTATTAAACTTGGTTGATGAGTTTATAAAAAGTGGAACAAGACCACACGAGATAGGTTATTTTTCTTTTACCAAGAAAGCATCCAGAGAAGCAGCAACAAGAGCTTCTGAAAAATTTGGATTAAGTATAGAACATGATTTAATATATTTTAAAACACTTCATTCTTTAGCTTTTAAAATGTTAAGTATGACTAAAGATAGGATGATGAGTCCAGAAGATTATAAGGAGTTTGGAGTTAAATGTAACATACCAATAAAAACTGCATCTTATTCTGATGAGAATGGTATCTTTAATTCAGATAATGAATATTTAACTATCATCAATACAGCTAGAATTAAAAAAATAGATTTAATGGATTGTTATGATTCAAGAAAGAATCTATTAGATATAGAAAGAGATACTTTGTTTTTGTTAGATCAAGAATTAAAAAGATACAAGAAAGAAAAGGGATTAAAAGATTATACTGATTTAATAGAAGAGTTTGTTGAAAGAGATTTATCACCACAGTTTAAGGTATTATTTATAGATGAAGCACAAGATTTATCGCATTTACAGTGGGAAATGGTCAAAACTATATGGAAAAAAGCAGAAAAAACATACATTGCAGGAGATGATGACCAAGCCATTTTTAAGTGGGCTGGAGCCGATGTAGATCACTTTATAGCGCTAAAAGATGAGGTGGATGAGATTAAGGTTCTTAATCAATCCTATCGTATTCCTGGTGGTCCTATACATGAATTATCACAAAGAATTATATCAAGAATAAAGAATAGATATGAAAAAGATTATAAACCACGCCAAGAAACAGGTATTTTAAAATATCATACGGATATTACTCAATTAGATATGTCCAAAGGAGAATGGACAGTTCTTGCATCAGCTAATTATTTTTTAGATGGTGTAAAAGAATTGTGTGAATTACAGGGTTGGTATTACCAATACAAAGGATTTAACTCTATTAAAATAGAACTATTAGTAGCATTAAGTAATTGGGAAGACTTTAGAAAAGGTATGCCTTTAAATTACTTACAAATTAAAAATATATATAAATATCTTGGAGCTTATGTTGCACCAAAATATAGAGATGCTAAAACATTAAAAGTTGAAGAAAGTTATTTAATAACTGATTGCATGCAAAAACATGGTTTACTTACAAACGAAGTATGGTATAAGTCATTTGAAGGTGTTGATACAATTACAGAAAATTATATTCGTAATATGAGAGCAAATGGTGAGAAGATAAATAAAACTCCTAGAATTCTTATGTCTACAATCCACTCATTTAAAGGTGGTGAAAGAGATAATATTTGCATACTAACAGATTTAACAGCAGCAGCCATAAGACAAAATGAATATGATCCAGATGAATTACATAGATTATATTACACTGCTTGCACAAGAGCTAAAAAAGAACTTCACATAATAGAACCAAGAGATTTTAACAAAGCATACATTATATGAGCAATAAAGTATTTTTTAGACAAGTAGGTGGTAAACATTATAAACAAATGGTAATACAACCATCTGTCTTCATTAACGAAAATAATTTACCTTTTGCAGAAGGCAATGCAATCAAGTATATATGTAGACATAGATTGAAAGGAAAAAAAGAAGATATATTAAAAGCAATTCATTATTTAGAAATGATATTAGAAAGAGATTATAAAGATAAATGACACGAACATATCAACAACCTTTATTCGTTCCGGAAACAGAATGGGTAATGCCAGAGGAATTAAAAGACTTACGTGGTCATAAAGAAATAGCTGTGGATCTTGAAACACATGATCCTTATTTAACGGAATTAGGATCGGGGAACGTAATTAAAAATGGTAAAATAGTTGGTGTTGCTGTGGCCGTAGAAGGTTGGTCAGGTTATTATCCATTTGGTCATTATCTTGGTGGTAACATGGACGAGAAATTAGTTTTAAACTGGTTAAAAGATTTATTCAAACAAGAAGAAACAACATTTATATTTCATAATGCAATTTATGATGTGTGTTGGTTGAGATCTTATGGAATACAAATCAAAGGTACAATCGTAGATACAATGATAGCAGCATCTTTGGTTAATGAAAATAGATTAAGCTATAGACTAGATACACTTGCAAAAGAATATTGTGGTTTAGGTAAAGATGAAAAAGTTTTAAATGAAGCAGCAAAAGAATATGGAATCAATCCTAAAAAAGATTTATGGAAACTTCCATCTATGTTTGTTGGTCAATATGCAGAGAGAGATGCGGAAGCTACATTAAAACTTTGGCAGCGTATGAAAATAGAATTAGAAAATGAACAGGCATGGGATGTTTTTAATTTAGAAACAAAATTATTTCCTTGTCTTGTAGATATGAGATTCAAAGGTGTAAGGGTAGATTTAGAAAAAGCAGAAAAAATTAAGAAAAGATTAATACAAGAAGAAAAGAAATTGTTGTTTAAAATCAAGGAGTTAACCAACGTTGATGTAGAATTATGGGCCGCAGCATCTATTGCAAAGGCATTTGATGTACTTAAACTTCCATATGATAAAACAGAAAAAACAGGAGCTCCTAGTTTTACTAGAAACTTTTTAGCAAATCATCCTCATGAACTTGCACAATCAATTGCAAATGCAAGAGAGATAAATAAAGCGCATACAACTTTTATAGATACAATTACAAAACATTCCTTCAAAGGAAGAATACATGCAGAGATAAATCAAATACGATCTGATGATGGTGGAACTGTTACAGGAAGATTTTCAATGTCTAATCCAAACTTACAACAGATTCCAGTAAGACATAAAGAATTAGGTCCATTGATTAGATCAATATTTATTCCAGAAGAAAATTGTAAGTGGGGAGTATTTGATTATTCACAACAAGAACCAAGAATATTAGTTCACTATGCAATCTTACAAAATTTAGAAGGTGTTGATGAAATTGCAAAAGCATACGAATCAGGAGAAGCAGACTTTCATGCAAGTGTTGCAAAGATGGCAGGAATTGAAAGATCACAAGCTAAAACAATTAATCTTGGATTGATGTATGGTATGGGTAAAAATAAATTAATGGCTGAACTTGGTTTAATGAAAGATGATGCTGAAAAATTAATTAGACAGTATCATACTAAAGCTCCTTTTGTTAAAAAGAGTATGGATAATACAACAAGGAAAGCAGAAAAAGATGGAAGAATTAGAACATTAGGTGGTAGAATTTGTAGGTTTGACCTATGGCAACCAATTGAATTTGGTGTAAATACTCCACTTCCACTTGAACAAGCTAAAAAGAAATATGGAGATTTTTTAAAAAGAGCATTTACTTATAAAGCTTTAAACAAATTAATACAGGGATCTGCTGCGGATATGACTAAAAAATCTATGGTAGCTTTATATGAAAATGGAATTATACCTCACATGCAAATACATGATGAAGTTGATATATCAGTAGAATGTGAAGAAACAAAAAATAGAATAATTGAAATTATGGAGTCAGCTGTTAAATTAGAAATACCAAATAAAGTAGATTATGAATCAGGGGATAATTGGGGCGATATTAAATAATATACAATGTCTTATTTAAATGCTAATATACCACCTATATACTGTAAAATAAGGAGAGAATATCTATATGACTTACGAAAACATCAAGGCGAAACTGAAGATTGTGTGGTCTTTGCTATTGCAAGTATTCCAGGGCGTGCGATCTTATTTCATGCTTTACTTACGAATGGTGCAATATACTGGCGGCTTCCTATCTCTGCTTTTATTCAAAGAGGAAACAGCACTACTGTGCATCAATCACAAATGGAACATCAGACTCTCGACGATCTTGAGTTGTGGAATTCATTTAGTTATTATCCTGCTGTTACTGTTTTTGATTTTTTAATTGGTCAACGCTGTAAATACATAGGTAAGAACAAAAAGTTTTATCATGGAGAATATTTATTCACTGTGGATTGGGCACATCCGGAACCTAATATTATCGATACTGAACATTCCGAAATTCCTGATCAGCATAAGTGTGCTCACATTTTGGCTCTTGATAACGGTAATTATGCAGCTCAACCTAATAATCGTATTTTGTGGAGTGTTCCTAGCTTTACATCTTCAACACATTGGCCGGATTATAAAGTCCAAACTACGTATTGGAATGTAGAAAATAAAGATTGGAAGACAGATGATTCTGATGATATGTTCTACAATATAGATGCCAAAGAAAACAAAAAAATTTAGAAAACCATTACAGCTCGCTGCTAGAATTGAGCATGGCATATGTCCTTATTGCAATTTATTATCTCCATTGTTGTTTTTATATAAAGATTTTTACAGATGTTCTTTGTGTGGAGAGGAAGTAGAACAATATATAAATGGAGTTATTAGATATATTCCAATTACAAGCAGTAAAAGAATTGGTTTAATGACAGAAATAAAAGATAATGGCGCGTAAAGTTCAATCAGGTTCAGGCACATTTATTAAAAAAACTAATAAAAAACGTCCGGGACGTCATGCTAAAAAACCTAATAAACGTAATCGAAGAAAAGAATATAAAGGTCAAGGGAGAAGGTAATTGACAATAGAGTAGAAAAAAGGTATGAATAGTATATGCCTAATAAAGATAAAAATAAAGAAAAAATAATAAAAAAAAATTGGTATTTAAAAAACAAAGAAAAAATATTAAAATTAAAAAAAATTAAATACCTTGAAAATAAAGATAAATTTAAAGAAAAAGCTTTAAATTATTATAAATTAAATAAAAATAAAATTTTAAAACAACAATACGAATATATTCGCAAAAACAGAAAAATAAGGAATTTAGCTGCTAAAAAAAGATATTATAAAAAAATGAAGGATCCTTCATTTAGATTGATACAAGCAATTCGTGCAAGAACAAGAGGTGTTTTAAAAGGAACAGATAAAAGCAAAAAATCTTTTGAATATCTAGGTATTCCAAATATAGAGTTTTTTTGGAATCATTTAGAAAAACAATTTAAACCAGGAATGACTAGAGAAAATTATGGTTTATGGGAAATAGATCATATTAAAGCAATTTCAACTTTTAATAGAAAAGATCCAAAACAATTAAAAATATGTTTTAATTATAAAAATTGTCAACCAATGTGGTCTTTAGACAATAAAATAAAACGAGACAAGTAGTCAACCTGCTTGCACGCCCAAAGGACGTGCAAACAAGAAAGGTGTGAGAAGAGATGTCCACAATATCTTAAAAATAAATATCTTGCAACACTTGTTTTTATAGTATAACTTCCCATATTACATATGCAGAAAGCATAATAAAATAAACAAAAGGAGAAGAAATGGCAGACCCAAATAAATATAAGTCAGTATCAGTAAATATAAAAGCATACAACGCTTTATCCTATTTAACAGGTAAATTAACTGATGCTGATTTAAGTATTAGTAAAGTTATAGAACATCTTGCAATAAAAAACGCTAAATCAAAAGGTTATAAAAATGGAAAACAAAACACATAAAATCATTTGTCATGACTGTGGCGGTAATGGTTATCGTAGAGATTGCTATGGTGAAGTTTATCAATGCAAGAATTGTAAATCACAAGGAGAGATAGCATTAACCGAAGAGGAGATGTTAGAAAATATTGATGATGCAGGAGCTGTTGTATGAATTTAAATAACTTTGAACCAAACTATTGGTTATTATTTATTGTCATTACTTGGTTATTATTAATATTAACTATAGTGATGTATACATAATGTTAAACATAAAGTTGAGAGAAGATCTTTGTAAGTTTGCTTGGGATGCTGTGAACAAAAGAAATTTTGGTAATAGATCTGTTGGCGCGAACGGAAGTAAAGAACAACAATACACAGGCATTCTTGGCGAAGCAGTAATCTATGACATTGTTTATGGTAAACTGCCCGAGTATAACGAAGCGGGGATCGTTGATATTGTTATTAACAATAAGAAAGTAGATATCAAAACTATGGGCCGAACAGTTTATATGAAACCAGATTATGTTCACAACTTTGTTGGCTATCAAAAAGATTTCCCAAATGACATTTACATATTCAATAGTATCGTAAAGAAAGATAGAACAATTCAGATATGTGGTTGGCTACCAAAAGATGAATTCTTTTTAAAATGTGATTTTTATAAAAAAGGAGAAGATCGTTTTAGAACTGATGGTAGTTCATTTAAAACTAAAGCACCTTTGTATGAAATAAAAAATAAAGAGTTAAATCCAATTTCTATTGAAGATGATGTTAGAAAGATTGGATTATGAAAAAAAATAAAAAGAATAAAGAATTAGAACTTGAGATAATCTATGGAGAACTATTTGATAAGATGGTTGAATTAGTTTTAAAAACTAATGAACCACAAATGGTTGCATCTACAATGATGGCGCAGGCATTAAGATTATATAAAACAGTATTTAAACATGAGGGAGAGTTTAGAGAAGTTATTGAAACAGTTTTAAGGCAAGCTGAAAATATAGAACCCTATAACCATCAAACTTTACATTAATGACAACTAAAACAATAAAAGGTGTATGTTCAGAATTAATAGCAGCTCAAGAATTTTTAAAGAAAGGTTATTATGTTGCTAAATCATTGGATCCACAATGTCCGTTTGATATTGTGGTTGTTAATAAAAAAGGTAAAGCCCGTTTACTTGATGTTAAGACCGTATCTCGTCGTAAGAGCCAAAGTTATAACTGTAAACCAGGAGACACAATTAATCGTTATGTATCGAAAAAACAAAAAGCGTTGGGCGTTAAGATATATTACGTGGATGGAAATTAGAAATTTTATTATTGGAATGATTATATTATCTTACATTATTAGAGTATTTATATGAAATATTTATTTGTATTTTTAATATTAATTGGTTGTTCAAAAGATATTTCTTTTGATCCTACAACTACCATCGTTAAACAAACTATTAAATTTTTGTATGATGAATCAAGTAAAGAAAAACCTGTAATGGAGATTCAATATTAATTATGAAACACAATCCTAAATTTATTTATCCTAAATCTATTAGATCTTTAATAGATGACAAACGACACTATGAGATTGGTACAACGAAACTACCATCGGTAACCACTATTCTTTCTGCAACGATGCCGGAAGAAAAAAGAAAATCCCTCGATGCGTGGAAATTACGAGTTGGTGCTACCGAAGCGCAGAAAGTAGTTACGACCGCAGCGAATCGTGGAACGGCATTACATACTATTTTAGAACATTTTATAACAGGACAAGGTTATCTTGATTTAACTGATACGGGCCGTAACGCTCATAACATGGCTCAAACTATCTTTGAAAAAGGATTAAAAGATAAAGTTAGTGAATACTATGGCACAGAAGCTACCCTATTTTACCCAGATCTATATGCGGGAGCAACTGACATGGTTGCAATTCATAATGGACAAGACAGTATTATTGACTTTAAACAATCAAATAAACCGAAGCGAAGAGAGTGGATCGAGGATTATTGCTTACAACTTGCAGCTTACGCAATGGCACATAACACAGTTCATGGAACACAAATTCAAAAAGGTGTTGTGATGATGGTAACACCGGATAGTTATTATCAAGAGTTTATCATAGAGGGAGAGGAACTTAAAAAATATAAGCACGAATTTTTAAAAAGAGTTGATAAATATTACAATAATATCAAGGATTTAACTACTGTTGACAAATCTGATAAAATAGACACAATGAAAGGATATAACTAATGAGCAGCTACAGGACTGCACCTTATCTAGAATAGATAAGCTAAAAATCAACTAACATCGCAGGAGGAATAAGTGAATAATTTAAAAAATTATATACTGATTTACGGAGTGGCAATCGTTATTTGGGTTATTATTATACTGTTTGTTGTGTTCTCACAGCCCGCCTTTGGCTATACTAATAACAAGGAATTCATACAATCCGTCAATAAATGCGCGGATTATTTAGAAAGAGGAATGAAGAAAGAAGATAAAATACCACGAAAACTACTCCTAGCTCAAGCAGCATTGGAATCTAATTATGGTAGATCACGTTATGCCAAAGAGGGAAACAATTTAATGGGCATATATCAGTTTAAAAATTTACATACTGGTATGACCCCAAGGGGTAACCCGAATGCCCCCTTTAGAGTGGCTAAATTTCAATCTAAATGCGATTCTATAAAGTATTATATAAATTTGTTAAATACGAAAGATGCTTACATTTCTTTTAGGAATGAACGTTTATTACAGTCTAAACTGCGTGTGAATGATGTAAATAGATACTTTCACCTGTTGTATAATTATTCTACTAACAAGGAATACCCACAGTTATTGATTAGAACTCACAAGGAAATTGTTGCTTTAGGGTTTTAATGTGGGGATTTTTAGGCCCCACACCATTTGCTACTCGTCTTCGTCTTCTTCTTCATCGTCAAAGTCCTCATCTTCGTGATCGCATTTTTCGATGTCGTTGATCTTATCCTCTAATAAATCAATGTTTTCTCTGATTATATCTAGGATATCTTCGATTGATTGTTTCTTTTTAGCCATTTAATTACCCCCGATCCGCGATGCGCTCATATCAAATCATTGTGGCTAGACAAGGGGAAAGTGGTGCGGGAATCGTGGATCGTTGATTTATATAGCTTTTTTATATTTTGGCCGCCACCACATAAGGGAGATTTTAGGGGGTATGAAAAAAAAATAATTCAAAAATAAATCCCGTGGCGGCGTGGCGTCGTGGCGTTTTGTTGTATACCAACGATTCTAGCTGTTTTTGAAAAAACACGCCGTGGCGAATCGTTGGTATTGGCTACTGTTCTCGTGGCGTTCTCATCATTTTGCTGGATTTTCATGTACTCCGCTACGCGACCCCCTTTTGCAAATTTTATTTGCATTAGGGGGGTAAAAACTCTACTTATGTAGAATGAGCATTGGCAAATATCCTAGAGTTCGTGTCCATTGGATTGATATCCTTGGAGATACAGGTTGGGCTGACGAAGAAGAATTTAAGGAGATGCAATGTAGTACTTGCGTCAGTGAAGGTCATCTATTCCATAAAGATAATAAAGTTGTTATGACGTTTGCATCTTATGAAATTGAAAACGAAATGGTTACCTCTTACGGCGACAGAAACGTTTATCCCATTGGGGTCGTTACGAAAATTGAATATCTCTAGTTGTATTTATAAGACTAACTTTGGCTGCTTATTGTTAAATGAATGTAGATGTGATAAGATAAATCAGAATGATAAATGGAAAAACATTAGCAATGGTTCTGGATAAACTTTTGACAAAGTCAGAAGTTGCGCAGAATGCAAGAATACAAGTTCAAATGCCAAATGGCGATTTGCACGACATTACAGAAATAAAACTAATGGAGAATATGTTAATCGGCCCTTTTGAAACACATAGACTTGTTCTTGTGACTGAACCACAAAAACATAAAATGTCTAAAGTAATTAGATCGAGTCAGGTTGTTTAGATTCTTCTTTGTTCTCTATTTGATTTTCATTAACTACATTAAAATCAGCTTCTACAATTAGACCTTTATGGTCTTCAATAATTTGTTTCATTTTTAATTCTAATTCTTTTTCAGTCATATCTTCTAATTTTCCATGCTTAATAATCTTTTGCTCTACATATAATCCGGCGGCCTTTCCTCTTGCTACTTCTGCATTAATCGCAGCACTCCAAGCACCTTTAGCACGAGATTCTTCTCTTAACTTTGCAAGTTCTGTTATGTGTCTTTCAAATGTTATTTCGTATTTCTTTTGAATTTCTTCTCGTAGTTCGCCAATGTATTTAACAACAAGTGGATACTTTCTTGGATTCCTTAACTCGCTTGCGCGTACATGAGCAAATTCTTTTTCATATCCGGCTTCTATTGCACACTCGGTTGGTGTCTTTCTACCCTCGTTAAATACAACAAGTTCTGCAAATCTAATTTGCATATCGGTTAATCTTTTTGGAAGTGACATAGGTATTACCTACAATAATTCAAAGTAAAGGTCAATATTCGCTTGCGCCTGCGCCTGTTATCGCTTGTGCTCGCCTGTGATTGTCGCCTGTACTCGCTTGTGCTTGTGTTCGCTTGTGCTTGTTATCGCTTGTGCTCGTAATTTAGACATAGCTTGTGCCTGTGCCTTAAACACTATTCGCCTGTGCTTTTGGATTATTTATTTTTAACTATCTATTTCTTTTTTTAATGTATTAATAAAACCTTTGTATTGGATATTAATATTTTCCCCATAGGTATTTTTCCAACATTTTTTTATTTTATCTAAAATTATATTTTGTTTATTTGTTTTTATTTTATAGCTAAAGTTATCTGGCAAAAAAGACATTTTAAAACTATCTAAATAATTTATTAAATCTTTTAAGTTATAAAATGTATGTTTTTTTCCTTTGTCATCTTTTATTATTATATGTTCTTGCATTATTGTTCTCCTATATCCTTTTGGTTGTGTGGGGATACAGGTTAATCCCAGTTTTCCCCCACACGCACAAACAATCTAAATAAAGAAAGGGTATAACTAATTTAGATTATAACCCCCCAACGATACTTGCCAAACGATATCACCTTTGGACTATCTCTTTTGTTTTAGTAAAAACGCATTTGTTTTTAAAAAAACAATTCAAGGGGGCGATTAAAAGTCTTTCTATCTAAATGATAGAATTATTACTCGAAACTTTTAATCAATATCCCATATAATCCTATTGACATTAATTTCAAGGGGGTATAAATAATAATTATAAATAATAATGAAAGGAAAATAAGATGAAAAAAAATAAGTTGAACAATGAAAAAAGAAAACTTGCATTAAAAGGTTTTGCAAATTTCTTTGAACAGGAAAATAATATTTATCGTAAAGAATATTATTCTCAAAAAGAAAAAGTTGATAAAGATACTACCAACGCTTTTGAAATTGCCACGCAAGTTGTTGAAAGGGCCTACCCACAAAAAGATGTTGCTCAATTAATGACTTTCCAAAAAAAATATGGCGACGCTTGTAATGTTGTTGGTCAAGATAGTTGTTTTCATTTCAAAGTTTATGACAAAGAACATAATGAAACTGAAACAAATTATAATGGTCAAACTATTAAGAAAGAACTTACCAAACATTTTAATTTTAAATTAAATGGTGGTCTTAATGGAGTTGATAATTACGATAGCACCGACGGCGATAAATTTGCTTTTGCTTATCATCACGATTATTTAAAGCAAAAAGATTTTATGCCTAATGTTTTAGTTAAACAAGGCGAAAAATCTAGCCCATATCATATACAACACGCAGAAAAATGCAGAAGTGAATTGGGTATTGGTAGTGAAAGTGGAATTTATGCACAATGGAAAGATAAATACGCTTTAGATGTTATCGGCACAAGTTATTGTCGTTCTCGTATAATAAATATTCATAAAGACGAGTATGATATTCTTTGTGATTGGCAATCATCAAAACAAAAATTAGTGTCGGCCTATGAAACTTGGCAAAAAAATAATATTGATAGATTGGACTTGGTTGAAAAAACAATTAAGCAATATACCAATGTTGATGATGTCATTGAACTTGCCAAAAAAATTGGTTTTGAACTATCCGAAAGAGATTTAGAATTACACAGTACAGAAATTTCTTTCTATAATCCAAACAATGTTGCACAGCTATTGAACGATATGAAACCTAAAGCTAAAGAAAGTAGAGCAGATAAGATAGCTAGGGTAAAGGCATATCAACAATCAGTTGCCGTAAATTAGAGAGGTAGATATGAAATATTGTCAAAATCCGAGATGTCATTATTATGATACTGATGATAGATTAAAAGGTAGTGGCGAAAATAAAACATACCAAACTAGAAAAAGGTCTAAATTTTATTATGGTAGTGGTAATTTTTGTACTCTAAATTGTCAAAATGATTGGTTTGAGGTTTATGGTAATAGGGCAATAGACCACTTTGGCAGAATAACTACACCCAAAAAAAGAGATAAAAACATACCTGATTTTTGGAACATAAGAAATCAAATTCTTGAACAATTATATGGTAGTAATAGGACTTGGGAAACTAATGTCGATTGGACTAGGGTAAGCCAAGAAATAGATAATATAATTAGCCCACAAACTAATTAATTGACATTTATAGGGGAATATGGGATATATTTCCCTATATTAAAAGAAAGGAAATATGAAAGCACAATTTAATATAATCTATGTACCAGAAAAAATTAATGGTGTAGAAAATGTAGAAAAAAAATCAGTATGTCGTTCCGGCCTACTTGATGATAAGACAAAAATTTTTACTACAACAAAAGGCGAGATTGCTTTTTGCTATTTTGATGTAGATAGAAATAATTACAGAACAGCTAAAAATAAATGGACAATTAACATAAGAGGGTAATATGGTTGAAACAAAATATGTAGTAGTAAAGACAAATAACTATAATCATTGTTATATTGAAAATAATCAAACTTTTGACGATTATCATAAAGCTATGGAATATAGAGATAAAAAAAGAGAAATTGAAAAAATAGAAAAATCAGGTTATTATTTCAATGTAGCGTCATTTAACTTAATAAAGAAAGGAAAATAAATGGAAAAAAAAGATAAAATAATAAATTGGATTTGTAATGATTATATTACAAACATAAAAGAAAAAGATTGGCCAAAAGAAAGTTGGTATTATGTTATAGAAAAAGCATTTGATTTATATAATATGACTTTACCAGAACTTAAAAAATTTAAAATTGAACTAACAAAAAAATAAAGAAAGGAAAATAAAAATGAGCACTCGTTCTTATATAGCAATAGAAAACCCAACAACGAAAGAAATTTTGGCGACTTATGTTCATTCCGACGGATACCCTGACGGAGTTGGTTATTGTTTAATTAAACATTACAATTCTTTTGATAAAGCAATAAAATTATTTGATTATGGACAAGCAAGTTATCTCGGTAGTACCATTGATGAGTGTTGCTTTTATCATAGAGATATGGGTAGAGAATTAGAGCCAACAGAAAATTATGATAGTGAATGGTTTTTAATGGATAGACTTAAAGGCGATTGTTGGATTGAATATATTTATTTATTTAAGAATAATCAATGGCTTGTTTCAAGTTATAAGTCTTTAGAAAAACCTGACGACATATACCCAGAACATTTTATATCTTATTGCAGTAAGTTTATACCTGTGCGAGAACATAAAAATTACACAGGAAAACACGAGGGAATGACCGAAGTTAAAATGATAAGTAGTATTACCAAAATGTTAAAACAATCTGGTTTTAAAGATGATGATATTGTTTTTCAAGGTGGTAAGACAAATAAACTAAATTCATAAAAATATGTTTGATAGAGATGATTTGAAAGCATTGATAGCAACAGGGCTAATAATTGCCTTTGGTTATGCGTCAATGTATATTCTGGTTTATTTTGCAGAATATTTAAAAATATTGGTTGATTAATATGAAAAAAAGAAAACAAAATAAAGAGATAGTAGGTTATTATGGTTATTATGACCAAAAGAAAGGAAAGAGGGTATTTAAAACGCTATGGCAGAAAAAAGCATAATCGCTAAATACAATTTAAACAATTATCTATACGAACAAATAGAATACTTTAAAAACAACAAAAAAGAATTTTGTGAGATGTTGGATATAGAAAACACCGACGACAAAAGTATAGAACAATATTTTTATAATGATGATATTGAAAGTAATTGGCATTATGAAAATTTTTTAGAAAATATTAATAATGAGTTTAAACAACATATTAATAAAAAAGTTAATATTATTGCTAAAAATATGGGGTGGCGAAATTTAAGTGGGGAAAAAAATTTTACACTTGAAAAACCAATAAATATTATTGATGAAATTAAAGTAATAAATACTGATTTTAATATGTATGTCTATAAACTAGGTAAAAATAAGTATCATATAAAACAATCGCACCACGACGCACCTATGGGCGAAAACTATTACATAACAATAACAAAATGACTAAAAAGATAATAACCGACGAGATGATTGCAGATTATCATAAAGCAGTTATCAAGTTTAATGAGGATATAAAAAAAGAAAGAAAATATCGCCAAACCCTTTGCGAAAACTTTATAGCTGATTGGGCAGATATAATAGAGGAAATAGGGATAAGAAATAGAAAGGAACTAAATAATGAAAAATAAAGAAATACCTGATATTGATTGGTTTAAATTTGATACTGATTTTTATGATTTAATACAAAAACATTTTAAAGTTGAATTAAACCAAGATGAAAATTTATTTAATTGGTACTGTGAATTAAGAGATAAATTAGAAAACAAATAATAAGACAATAGAAAGGAACTAAATAAATGACAAAAGATGAAATAATAATGGAGTTAGAAAAACTAGGAATTGATTTTGAAATAACAGCAGAACACGACGACGGAATACATATTGTTGTTAAATTTGATAATGATGATGATAGAGAGCCCGATTATGACGCTAAAACAGCACAAGAAATAGCTAATGAACAGGACGAAATTTATAGGACTTTAAAATGAAAACTAATTGGGATAAAATACCTTTATCTGTTTGGAGTATAGTTTATTATAAGGAAGATGATAAAGGTAATAAAAAATTTTATAATTTTGTAGGCGACTGTTCCAATTTATGCGAGGGTATTTCTAAAAATGAATTAGAGATAATGCCTTTAAAAGACGCAAAGAAATTGAAAGGATATTATTAAATGAGTGAAAACACAGAACGATTAACAATTATTGGGTGGTCTATAAATGTTGAGTGGAGTAATGGCAAGAAAGAAAACATTTTAGATATAGATGACCAAACAGCACAAGTGGTTGATGATTTTTTAAGTGATTATGAATTTGAGGTAAATAGCGAACTTGCCAATAAATACAAGGAATAGTCAAAAAAGTCTTTCATATAACGCTTTAGACGCACAAGTTAAGTCCGAGCCAATATCCAAGTACCCCCTAATTTGCAATCTATGGTAGAGTGTGGTATTTACTTTGAAATGTCGCAACGCCCAGAAAGCAAATTCTACCAAAAATTAAAACAAGAATTACCAGAATTAATCTTAACTAGATTGGAAAATTGGGCTGTAATGGGCACACCAGATATATTGGCATATAACAAAAATAATAAATTTTGCACGATTGAATTAAAAGTAGTTAGGAGTAAAAAAATAAGCATATCCCCACACCAAATTGCCTTTGCAGTACAGCACCCTGTCAATCATTTTTACTTAATTGCAGTAGGCAGTCCTCGTTCCCCGAAACTTTATGAGAGTAAAGCTATCCACGATTTATTATCACTTGGCGTTGAAACGCCAAACGCTCTCGCTTGTGATTGGAACGCTGTTCGCTTGTGCTTGTATAATTTATAATTGGTCGCTTGTGCTTGTGCCTTATCGCCTGTCGCCTGTGCTTGTAAGAATAAAAAACAATATCGTTCCACGCTCAATTAATCGTTGAGCGTGGGCCTTTGAGCGTTAATAGTTTTTATTACACCAATTAACTAACTTATCTTTAATCTTATAAAAATCTAATTTTTCGCTAATTAACTTTTTAGCATATTTAACAAAATCTTTATTGCTCATTAACTCATTAGGGTCAATTAAAGTTTCGCCTACTACTAAAGTTATAAGCAATTCGCCTTTACTTTTTATCATAGTTTTCCTTTCTTTATTGTTCGTGATTCGTGGTTAGTATTATTCGTTTATTAAGTCAAAATATATTTTGTTGTATTTTTGCAACTGTGAATAACTATTTTACTTACCCTTTAAATAGTACTTGTAAGATAAATTCAAATAACTATTATAGGCACAAGAAAGAAAAACAAACAATAAAAGAAAGAGGAAAAAAATGAGTGAAAAAAAAGAAAATATAAAGTTATATCCATTTGTGAAAATTTCATTAATGGTTAGTAAATTTGAAAATGATAATTTTATAAATCAATTTCAATATCAAGAATATAACCTTGATGAAATTTTTTATTCTTCAAGTGAATTAGATTTTCTGAATAATAAATTTAAAAAATTTATTATTGATGAAACTGATTTAAAAGAATATGGAAAATTAGATTTTAGAAAATTATAAAAGAAAGGAAAACAATGCAACTAATAGTAGAAATAAAAAATATTTATGGCGTTGAAAGAATTTACGCTGTATGTAATAATTCAAAGTTAATAACAAAGTTAAAACAAAGTAAGACTTTGAATAAAGACGACATTTCAATTTTAAGAGAATTGGGTTATAAAATTGAAATAAAACAACCAACAATATAGAAAGGAAAAACAATGAAACAAACTGTATATTTAGAGGATTTTATAAATGCATTTAAAAAAGTAAGGCCAAATCAATTCTCTAGAGAGGGTTTAATAAGTCTTTATAACTATATAATTGAATATGAAAACGACACAGGAGAGGAATTAGATTTAGATGTTATCGCCTTATGCTGTGATTATTCAGAATATAAAAACTTTCAAGAATTAAAAAAAGAATATCTTGACTTTGAAACGCTAGAAGATTTTCAAGATAAAACTATAGTCATACCAATAGAGAATACACAGGGTTTAATAATAAGACAGTTTTAACTATCCACGCCCCACGCTTAACGCTACGCTATCGGCGTAGCGTGGCCACCCCTAGTCATAACCCACGCCACGCCACGCCAAGCCACGATACACGCCTAGCGTGTGCCTGTTCGCCTTTTGCGATTAACAATTAAGTAATAGCGAAGCTATTACAATTCCAAATTGAAAGTGAAATACGAAGTATTTCTCTATAATCGATACCCAAAATTAAAAATATGTAACTAAATGTTAGTCTATAATCAAAGATTTAGACAATCATACGCACCAAAAACATTATAAAAATTTTCATATGAAATCCTAAATTTAAAGATTTCTTCCTACCCCCACCCCCTAAAATTCAATTAAGGTACCATCTACAGGAGTCCCATGCTATTCCATATTATAAAAAAATCCTATATAATGAACCCTTGAAAATTAAAAAGGTACCATGCAAGAGATACTACTAACAGAAGAACAAATAGAAAAATTACCTTCTGATGCACGTAAAGATTATAGAAAATATTATCTTATGTTGCATGAG